TCAGAAAGATGTAAACAACTATTTTTTGGTTGACCGGGAAACCGGGGCGGTTAAAGCCAAGGGCGCTTATGTAAAAAAACTGTCTGATCTGGATTATGACCTTCCTATTGTCAACCGGGCCATTAGTGAATACTTTTCCCACAAAACCACACCAGAGGAAACCATTATGGGGTGTGGAGATTTGCGAGATTTCCAAAAGGTTGTAAAAGTTTCCAGCAAATATGAATGTGCGCTTTACTCCCCTGTTATCACTATGGAGAAAATCAGGGACGAAAAAGGCCGTTCAAAAAATGTGAAAAGGTTCAGCGGCGGTGAAGTTCAAACTGATAAAACATTCCGTGTGTTCGCTTCAACTGACCGGAGCAAGGGCGGATTGTTCAAAGTGTCCGGTAAAGTGGTAAAGGGCCGCAAGAAAAACCCTGAAAAATTCGGGAACACCCCGGAACATTGCTTCATTATCAATGATGATGTGACAAATCTTCCCGTTCCCGATGAACTGGACAGACAGTATTACATTGATTTGGCGTGGAAGCGCCTAAAAGACTATGGAGTTGACCGGGAAGGGGGGGGGATTTGAGCCATGCAACTATTCAGAGGATATGTCCCGGCAAAAGACAAACAGTGTCTTGAAAAGTTCAAGGGAAGAAAACGGTTAAACACCCTTGAAGAAGTTCAAGACCTTGACGAATACGCCGCTATTCTTGGGGATGAAACAATCCTGATTGATGTGGATAATGCGGAAACCAGTGAACTTCTATTCCATATTGTTCAGGACTTGGGCTTGAAATGCCGGGTATATGCGACCACACGGGGCAAACACTTCTATTTCCGAAACCCTGAAGGGTATGTGGAAAAAAGCTGGACAAAACAG